CTAGGACCGCCTTCAGGCTGAGGACGCTTCAGACCCGGCTTGCCGGGGTTGGCTTTGTTGTAAGAAGCCCTGCCCTTGGCATTAAGTCCGCCAGATGGGTCTTTGCCTTCTTTCCTTTGCCATGCTGGGCTTTTCGCCATAAATCACCCGCAGAGAACTGTGACCTTAGAGACCTGATCCAGCGTCAACACTGCGAAGTCATTGTTCCCACTCTTCGTGGTCAAGATTCCTTCAGGGGGAACCATGGCATCATTTGCAGTGCTGTCGGCTGGCGTAAACAACTTCAGCAGCGTGGTGTTATTGGGCTGCGCGGTGAAGGTAATGCTACCTTCAACCGACGAGGCCACATAGATCACTTGCTTGATGCGGGTACGGGGGAACGCAAGGTCACCACCGTAACCGATCTTGATGCCACCAGTCGAAGCCGCGCTGATGCTGATGCTGTTGACGCGGGTGTAGTAGTTGGTCGAATAGACCACGGTCGCGCTCGGGCCTGTAACGGTCTCAGTCACGATGCCGTTGTAACCCGTAGCGCCAACCTTGACACCGGTAACGGTGAAGGTCTTGTTGGCATCCGCGCCATTGGAGGTGATGGAAACCTTGTAGCCAGTTCCGTACTGACCTACATCATTCGCCAGAAGGGCGATGTTCCCAGACGCAGCAATGGTCGCAGAGGAGCGGAAATAGTCATCGTCGCTGGTCGGGTTAACCGCCCAGACATCGTACTGTGCCATAGAGAATCCTCCGCTTTAAAATTAAACGGTGACGCTCTTGTACAGGGCGATATACGCGGTGGTCGCTCCGACCAGAACCTGAATGTAACCCTGCTGGGCCGACACTGCGCCCGAAGCCGCGTTGACCACCACACCAATCTTGGTGCTGCCAACCGTCAGGGAGGTGCAGAGAAGGTTCGTGATCGTGCCGGAAGCAGCCTTGATAACCGTCGCGGACACATCACCGATGAAGCCATTGTCCGACTCAACCGGACCAGAGAAAGTAGTCTTAGCCATGTTTAAACCTCGTATGCGAGTTGCCTGCCAGTCTGCATACCGTCAGCCGGGTCTGTCTGGCAGGCTAAAATTATCCCGGTAGTGCGATTAAACACTACACATGCACAAAAAGAAAGGGGGGCTTTCGCCCCCCCTTCCATTCCGACCCTATCAGGTCGAACCCGGCGAACCGTAGATGCCAAGCGGATCGCTGACACCAAACGAGTAACGCTCACGGGCCTTGTACCGGACATTCCCGGTATCAAAATCTCCGTCCATGGAGGTCGAGAGCGGGGTACGCACGAAGTGCTTCATACCATTCGGGACATCCGTGATGATGAAGAAGGCGTTCGTGTCAGTCAGGTAATGATTGACAGCGTAGCCTTCCGGGATAGCGCCCATGTTGCGGATCGCGTTGATGTCGTTGTCGGCGGTCGCCGTGCGGAGAGTGGTCTCCATCAGGCGCTCGGCAACGAACATCAAGTTCGACGGCACAACGAGACGACGAGGACGGGCGGCGATCAAGAGACCGCGCTCGTCCACATAGTTCGCAATCGAGATGATTGCGTCTTCCAAGGAAGTCTCGTTGAGGTCCGCACCCACGGTCGGACGGTTGGCATTGGTGCCACCGCTGACCAAGGGGTGAGCCGTGCTGAACAGCGTCACACCGTCTCCCGACTGGAAGGTGGTGAAACCGTTGTTGAGCAGAGCCGCAGCCTTGACCTGCTTGGTGTTCGCCATACCACGGGCGAGAGCCTTGGTGTAACGAGCAGAGAGTTGGTCATAGAGATTGTCCTCCATGGCCTCCTCAGTGATCGAGAACCCCATGGCGATCGTCTCGTGGTTATAACGAGCCGTCCAAGCCTCCTGCGCGTTGTCGTAGGCAATGGCCTGACCTTCCTGCTTGACAGGGGCCGTGCCGAAGCCCGACAACTTGACTTCCTCTTCGAAAGCCTTCTCGGAGTTTTCGGTCTCATAGATGAGGGTATGCTCATCTTCGTACTTCTGGTACTCCAAGCCGAACAGGGCGTTAAGCCCCGGCAGGAGTTCCTTCAGCATCTGTGCGCGTGAAATAGCCATTTCTCAGAACTCCTTTAGGCAGTGACGCTACTGTAGTAGCCGTGGGTCAGAACATTGAGTTTGACCAACAACTCACGGTAGATCGTGAAGACAACAGTCGAAGCAGAGGGGATAGCCGTCACCGAACCCGGCACCGCGATAGCGGCGTTCAGGGTAAGCGAGGTATCACCGACCGCAGCCGCCACGCTGAGGAACGAACCAGTCTCAATCAACTGACCGTTCGATGCGTAGTAGGCCACGCTCGTGCCGACCGGGAGAGCCGCCGGAGCGCCCGAACCCGTGAGGGTAAGGGTCGTGCTGGAGGACGAACCCGTCGCCGTGTACGAAAGCGAAGTCTCAGGGACCACGCCAACGCAGCGCAGCGGGAGGATGCTGGTCGCAGGCGTAGCCGAAGGCGCGAGGATCGCGTTCTTCGAATTGCCCGTGTTCACATTACCCGTGTTGTCAACAGCCGAAAGGTTGGTTCCGACCAGCGCATACGCGCCCGATGCCATGACCGTAGTCGCAGAGCAGACCGCAGCCTTGAACACAGTGTCCGGATCGTCAACGACATACGCCAACGCATCACCAGCCAGCGTCGAAGCCGGGTAGTACTGCGAGAAACGCTTGTCCTTGGTCACCGGATCGGTGTAGGAGCAACCAACGAAAACGCCGGTCACCGCGTTGGAATTGGTGGCAGCACCAATCGAAACGCGAGTAGCCGAACCTCGCACGACTTTGACGAAATCTCCGTAGAAGATGTTCGTGTCATAGCCGTACTGAATCGGGTACATACGGGTGGAACCCGCAAATACCTGACCGCCGATGAGGTTGATCGGCAGGAACCCATAAGGGCTAGTAACATCAGTTCCTGAAGCCATTTGAAATTACCTCGAAAAGTGGAAAGATAAGGATTTAACCTCGTCCGAAACTGGTGCGCGTCGAACGCTCCGGATTAAGGAGCGGCATACGCGGATCATTCTCCCGCAGATAACTGCGGTCCACACCATCGATCTGTCGGTCAGAAACTTCTTGGAAGTACTTCTGGCGTTGCAGCATCTTCTCAAGGGGAGCCTTGCAAAGGAGCAAGCCACCCACTTCGACATTGCCTTTGAACTGGGAGTTGAGGTCAGACATGATCTTCAACTCAGGATGATCTTCTGCCTTCACAGGCTCCCAGCCTTCACGCATCTGGCGCGAGACATTCGTGTTATCCGAACGCCCCAGAGAAGAGGTGCGAATCCAGCGGAACACCCAACCATCTTTCTGTTCCGGGACCGGTAGTGCGGATTGCGGCAACCAAGTGTCGTTAGGACGGGCTTCGGTTGCACGGTCGATACGGATTTTGCGCTCTTCAGCCATTTGAAGTCTCCTTGATGACCTGTTTGGCATACTGCTCGGGGGTAAGGCCAATTCGCTTTGCGAGGGCGACTTGTGTAGCAGTCAACTGTATTTTGCGTGGTCTTGAGCCATTGTTCCGATTTGACGGGGCTACCACGGTGGAAGGGGTGCGTTGAGCCGGTGCAGATGTCACTTGGACATCTTCATCCTTCTCAAAGTAGTCTGGGAATCTTTGCCGCATGGCGGCATCGATCTTCTGATAGTACTCGTCGGTGTCGGGCTGTACGCCTTGTTCCCGGACGAGAGTCTCATGTACTCCATAGGCCAGAGCGGTCATGGCACGGTTCCCATTGGGACCGAACCATGGGTTGCCCTTGGTCCACTCTATAGCCTTGCTGCTCGGCTGCGGAGGCTGGTAAGCCTGCTGCTGAACGGGCTGCTGAACCGGCTGCTGTGTCTGCTGGGGGCGACGGTTCTGAAGGACGCGCTCATGCTTCTCTGCCTCGCGGACTTCCGTCTGCGCGTTGAGAAGTTTCTCCTGAGCGTCGATGATTCTCTGGGAATCACCGGCTTCGTAGGCTTCCTTGTACAGGGACTTGGCCTGATCAAGAGCCAACGATGCACGGGCCTTGATCTGTGAGACCAAGGCACCTTCGCCGCGCTGGATCAGCGACTCGTACTGCTGGTTCTTAGCAGCCAACTGCTGCGCGAACTTGACAGCCTCTTCACGCATCCGCTCTGCGGCTTCCCGCTGACGGTGCGCTTCGTGCTGCTCATACTTGAGTTTGTTGATCCGCTTGCGGACCTTGTCGCTGTAATCCGACAACTCTTCGTCGTCTTCCTTCTCAGCCTGTTTAACCGGCTGCTTGGGGATGTCGTCAACGATGTCGAGTTCGATTTCAGGTTCCGGGGAAGATTTGACCTCTTCCTTGACGGGCATCTGCAACGGAGTTTCCACCCCGAAGAACTTGTCCTCTCGGGACATCTGCGATGTTTCTGCGCTCATACCTTGACCACTCCACGCGGATCTTCAACGATGGCTTCAACGCTATCGTCGTTGATCAGTCGGAACTCTTTCCCATGAACCTTGAAGCGGGTTCCCGAATAGGAACGCATCATGATCCAGTCCCCTTCCTTACAGTAGGGGCCAGAAGGGAAACGATCAGTGGACTTGTAAGCATCCGGTCCCATCGAGATGACGAAACCAACGATGCTCCCAATCTCTTCAGACTCAAGTGTCTGAGAAGCCTTGAGAATTCCACCTTCTGTCTTCTCTTCCGGGTTGGGCAGGGCGATGAGGATTTTGTACCCACTAGGCTTGGGTAACTGACTTGCGACCTTTTCGTCGTCTTTCTTGGACATGTTTAAAGCACCTTCCGGCGTTTGCGCCCCATGTGGGGTGGTTGCACTGTTTACACAGCGAAGTTGATAACTTGTTTAATCATCGTCAATTTGATTCGTGAGGTCAAGTAGTTCTCGCTCTGCACGGGCGAGACCCTCGACGACCCCACAGCATCTCTTGTATTCCGGGAAGTCGGCACAGCCTCCCCCGGCGATGTGATCAGCGAGTTCATTCATCTGCTGCCTGAGGGATTTTCTCAGGAATTCCGCGAGGTTATTGCTTGCGGTTTGCATTTGAATCCCTCATTTCCTGCTCACGCTGCTGGGCGGAAAGCATGTTTCTGGCGATTTCGACCCCCAACTTGGCACCCTCGATCTTGTCCTTTGAGGCAATTTCCTTGCTCTGGAGTTCGTTCTGGGTGTTGGTTGCGGCGATCTGTACGCCAAGACGCGCACCTTCGATACGCTCTTGGGTCTTGATACGGTTCTGTTCGGTCTCCATCCGCATCTGGGCCTTCTGCATATCCGCTTGGATTTTCGCCATGTCGGACTGGGCCTTCTGCTGGATCTCCTGCGCTTGGAGTTGGAGTTTCTGTATCTCCATCTGGAGGATAGGATCCTGTTGCTGCTGCTGTTGCTGCTGCATCTGGGCTTCCTGCTGGGCTTTGCCCAATACCTGAGCCGCTGCCGGGGCCACAAGACCAGAGATGCGGTACTCGATATCCTCTGGGAGAGGTTCCCCCGGAGGAGGCAGTTTGACCCCAAGTTGCTTTTCGATCTGCTGACGGTAGGCAAAAGCCAAGTGTTCCGCCACATGTGCTGAGATGTTGGCCTGCAAAGCCTGAGCCGCCTGCGGGTTTTGCTGGAGCATCCCCTGTAGACGGGGATCCTGCATGAATGACATGTGTACTTGTATATGGGCCTCGTGGTCCTGATAGATGAAAGCCTTGATGGGCTTCATCTGCAAGGCGTTCATGTTCTCCGTCACAGGGTCTGTGATGGGGATATTGGCCTTATCCGGGAGGACTTCCTGCGAATCCGCTATCCCAAGAGCCTCGATCATCTGACGATGCAGAAGGGGCAGGTCATACAACTGGGGTGCCTGAGCCGCCAACTGGAGCGCGGCCTGATACTTCATGATCCGCTGCGCCATGGTCCCGGCGTTGGGATCTGAAACAGGGATGATATCGATGCGATCATCGAAATCTTCCTTGGTCAGTTTCTTACCGGGGATGTCGTAGGGGTACTCGCTTGGGCCGTAGTCATAGACCAACTGAGAAAGAAGTTTCAGTTCCTTCTTCATCGAGGCGTGTAAACGCGCCTGAACGGCAGACATGACCTTCATCGACCTTTCGATGATTGCCAAGGTAGTTCCGACAGGAGCCTCGCCGTTCATGTCCGCGACCTTCATGTCCGCCTGAGAGGCAAACCTGCGGCCTTCGTCCACGATGTTTCCAAGCAACTGATACAGGGTACCCGAGGGTTCCTTGTAGGGGAGGAAGGTGATGTTCTCCCTCAGGGTTCCGGACGGAATATCCACATCCCGGAACTCTCCCGGCATGATGGGCGTATCGTCTCCTTTGATTCTCAGACCACGGGTCTTGAGTCCACCCGGAAGGTTGGAGAGGGTTCCGGCATCCACCAACTGACGGAGGATGGATGTCGAAGACTTTGCGAGTCCACCCACCAAATGGACAAGCCCAAACCCATAGAAGCCAAGTCCGGGGATGTAGGTGTACTGAACGAAGTGCTGACGGCGCTTCTTGAGCGGGTCGTCTTCGTACCAGTTCCTGCGGATGGCAAGGATCTGACGGGAAGACTTGTCTACCGTGATGACATAGGGAAGCGCGATTCCGGTGGGTTCACCGTTTTCATCGGTGTCTTCGAATCCGGGCAGGTCGTAATCGACCACCATCTCCAGAAGGGTGTAGCGCGAATCAAGTTCCATGCCCTTCGACTCACCGTTCAGTTTGTCGTAGGACTTCTGGATCTGACTCGTGTCAGGTACCGGAGGAGGGAGGGAGATATCAGAATAGAACCCGGAGACCTGCAACTTCCTGATTTCGTTGTAGGTCTTCTTCATCAAATGGGTAGCGCGTTCACAATTGATGAGATCGCTGGCTCCGTAAGAAACCACGAAATCCTCTGCTGGAACGAAGTTCGAAGCGGGTCTACCG